AAAGATTGCCGATCACCGGCAAATCCGTTGTACTCCAGCAATCCTCGTGAATGCCAGCCTCGGCAGTCCACAGGAGTGTTATATCAGCAGGTTCCATGATTGTAATTGGCACATCGTAAGCATCGGTTCGACCGATCAACCGAACATCGCCAAGCATGTTGACTGATTCTTCATACAGTCCATCCATGATGAAAACCACGTCGTTAGCGGTTCGGTTGGTTACGGCTTCCTGAATCGAACCCCACGCTGTTGCAAGCGACGTTCCGTTTTCGGTTCCGCCTTCGTTGTCGATGTCGCACCAAATATTTACAGTTTTCAACACCGGCGTGAATCCGTAACCGGTTCCATGATGTCCGCCGATGTATTCCACAACATCACCATCGAACACCCAGCGAGCCACCAATCCATCGCGTGAGCTTACCGCGTTGGCGTCCTCTGCCGCTGTTGGTCGTGGAATTGCCTCGTAAATGAAATCCCTGATTTTGGCAATTTCTGCTGCGGTCTTAACTTCGTTGTAACACCGTGCATCCAACACGTTGCAATTTGAGTGAGCCACACCGTCAGACGATGCGCCAAAGATGGTTATTGCCGTCGCTGGGAATGTCTGCGTTCCTTCTGTTTCACTTACCTCTGCCCCGTCAACGTAGACTTTGATGGTTCCTCCTGCCTGTTCATACGTCATTGCCAAGTGATACCACACACCCAGTGTCGCTGATGCGTTCGCACCTCGCTTTTTCGTATCCGCACCGTCCCAATATCCGCCACCAATCGCACCCTGATCGTCGATATAAAGTCCGTGCCGATCACTTGTATTGTGACTAATCGCCATGATTGTCGAATCGGCAAACGCAACATTACATTTTACGTGACAACAAATTGTATAGTCTGTTGCCAAGGCAACCTCAGTAACCGCCGACGCTTCAATTCGCGTATTGTCTGCCGCCGTGAAAATCGAAGAAAGATAAGGAGCCGTGTCCGGGACAGGACCGCCACCAATAGCCGCCACCGAAATATCACGAGTCAGCGTATTGGAATCGTTTCCGTTATTGACCGTGAACGAAATAGTACGAGTGGTTACCGTTGGATCGGCACTTGCGTTTTTATACTTTACTGTTCGCAAAGCTGCCTGGTAATTCGCCGCCGTATCGGTCCCCGATAGCGTCATCGTTCCCAATGACGAACTCCAAACACCAGAAATCGGCCCGAGAATCGAGAACGTCAATACATCTTCGAGCGTTACAAAGTTCGCTGTGATTTCAACCACCGCCGACACAACCGCAATTCCATCGTCATCCGAAATCGCAAGCGTGTTGGTGATTTGAACGTCTGGGTCGCCTTCGTAAAAATCAATAACCCCGGCTTCCATCGTCGATAACAATGGAGCGCCCCAAAACGTATCCGAGTTCCCAATCAAGGTTAGATCGTTGGCTCCCACACCATCGGCAATTGTCGTTCCCGTGCCCTCGTCAAATTCCCACGAGTAAACAAGATTGGTCGCTGTCGGGTCCGATCCGCTTGCCCCGTTGGTGGCAAGCCAGAGCGCTTCCCCAACGGTTAGGACGTCATCGTAGATTTTTATCTGCTTTATCCCACCGTCCCAAAACTCAATCGGTGTCGTGGTGGAGTTTCGGCATCCGACATTTAAGATCTCTGATGTCGACGTGTTTGCAAAACTGGAACCCGTCATTGCAACGCCATCATAATAACCGATAACAGTGTTTGCCGCAGCGTTTACGGTCGCAACAACATGATGCCAAGTTCCATCGGTATCCATTGTTTCAGATTGATCGTAGCTCGTGCCATCGTAAGCACTGATACGCACAGACGCAGCATTGGCCTGAATTGCTAATCTATCCGACACGCCCCAATTGTGAGAAAACAGGAATCGCTTTAATAATGTTTGCGTTGTCTTAAACCATAGCGAAACGCTAAACGTGTTTGCAACCGATACCTCAGAAACCTTGGTTCGTGTCAGATAATGTGTTGTCGAATCGAAGTGACCATACACCTCCGTGCTTGCAACTGTTATATCACGAGTAACCGTATTGGAATCGTCATCGCCATCGTTGACGGTAAAACTAATCGTGCGGGTCAATACCGATGGCGTGCCGCTGCTGTTGCGATACGTGACCGAACGTAACGCTGTTTCCCACGCCTCAATCGTATCGCTGCCGGTCAACGTCATCGTTCCAGCACCAGCACTCCAAACGCCAGTGATGTCCGTATCGACGTATGCCAAAACATCCTCGCCAGTCTGAAAATTGCCAGTGATCGCAACGACTGCCGATTCCATATTCACGTCGTCAACATCGGTGATAGCAATCGTGGCCGTGATCTGTGTCGCCGGGTCACCCTCTTGGTAGGCAATGTCGCCCCCTTCAATGGACGCAAGAACAGGCGGATCGGAAACACCAACGACGCCGATTCGTTTTGTCACTACGTTGGAATCATCAACGCCATCATTGACCGTGAAGCTAATTGTTCGAGTCAATAAAGATGGGTTGGAGTCGTTGGTGTTGTCGTACTTGACGAGTCGCAGTGCTGTTTGATAATCCGTTGGAGAGTTGGCACCCGTCAGAGTCAACACAGGAGCCGCCCAGCCGACAGCAAAAACACCCCCCGAATAAGACAGTACATCTTCGGCCAGATAGTTGCCCGTGATTTCAATCGTTGCCGTTGCAAGATTTGCACCACCAACATTGGTAACGACAATGTTCGCACTGACTTGCGTCGGTGGATCGGATTCTGTGTACGAAACCTTCGTCGGATCAACGCCCGAAAGTCTTGGACCATCTGGTTGGACCGTGGCTCCTGAGAGTAGCAGGGTTGCCCACTCGGACCCGTTCCAAACCAACGAAACAAGATCCCCAACCGACGAATACAGGAACACCTGCGGGTCAATGGTTACGTGGTTGGTCACGTAAAGCGTGCCACCATTGGCTCCCGCTGTCATTGTTACAGTGACGATCTGGCCGGCGTATAGCCCACTGCCAAGCGTGGCTTCTGCTGGCCCGGCTGTTGAATTTATCTCAACGTCACCCAAAAGCAAAGCTACAAACGAATCAATTGTGTCGATAACTGACGTTCGAACGTCGAGCGGTGACACGTCGCCGGATGTGTTGTCGGGGATCGCCGTTGCGATGTCGGTTAACAGTGTGGCTATTGGTTTGATCGTCATTCGGAATTCCCTACCACGCTGCTACTGTGTTGCTTCGTTGATACTGAATCGCCACGCCAAACAGCCATGCGTCTTCAGTCATGTCGTCCGTCCCGTCCGTGTTCCTGTAAATCTCGAACACGATCATGTCGCCCAACGCCGGGCTTCCGCCAACCGTGATCGCTGGAGTCGCAGCAGTAACCTGCAAGTCAGCTCCGTTGTTGGCCAACACGATATCGCTAATCACCTGAGCCGTTCCCATCGCCGCGTTGATCGCATCATTGTCGCTCAGTGCCCCAGCCTTGAGTCCCCATTCCACTGTGGCGCCTGCCGTCGAACCCGTAGCCGATGTCCAGTAGAACTTGGCCTTGATCGTTCCCCTGTCCCAACTTGGCGGCATCGGCATCTTGAACTGAACCCGTTCTTCGGTAGCACCCGTGTCAAAGGCAAAGTACCGCAAATCAACCGTCGTCGTCCCGTATTCGTTCGTCGCCAGTGCTGCCGCGCCGTTGGTAGTACAGACAACCATCTGGGACGCATCGACGTATAGGTGATCGTAAGTCCCTAACGTGATGTAGTTTTGGACTAAGGTTGAGACGGCCTTCTCCGTCGCCAGAGCGGTGTCCACTTCGCTCCCGTCCGTGCGAACCGTCGTCACGAGCGTTAGCCCATCCTTGAGCGTCTTCGCGGCAGCATCCCACTGGGGGATCTTGTTCTCAGTTGTTGAGATTGGGCCTATCACGTCGCCGTCAGTCACCGTCATGTACGTTGCCAGCTCCACAGGCGTCACGTACTTCGCCACACCGCCCTGTAAGCAGTAGAACTTGTCCGTGTCAGTCACCGTAGCGTTCGCGGCCAGGGCAGCAACATACGTCCCGTAGTCCGTCCAGAGCTTCGTTTCAAGGTTTGCCAGCGTCAGCTTCTTGGCCGTGCCGCTGTCGTCCACCGCAAAGAGATCCGCTGTGTTGGGAGTTGCTGCGGCCAATGCAGAGAAGGTAAGAACGGTAGCCTGAAGACCTGTCCCGGCATACGTCACCAGCGTATCGATGTCGACTTCAGTGATCGTACCCGCTCGCTCCATCAGCAGTTTGTCGCCCGCAAGAGACGGGGTTGTTGTCGCCGTCGCCCAGACGAAATCTTCCAGGTTCATTTCCGCTGCAAGATAGGTGTTGGCGAACACCGTCAGCGTCATCTTCTTGGCCGTCGCCCCTTGAAGAATGTAAAGCTCGTCCGCGTCTGCCGGAGTCACAACCGCTGAAAGAGCAGTCAAGTAGGCGTTGAATTGTGCGTGTACCCGTGCCGCGAGGTTCGTGAACGAAACCTTCTTGCCAGTCCCGCCCTGGTTCAAGACGTACTCGTCCGAGTCGGCCATCGTCGCAGTAGCCAGTGCCGTGATCTGTGCGGCAAGCGTTCCGTTCTCTGAGTTCACATAGTCCACCAGCGTATCAACATCAACCGTGTATTTCGTCCCTGCTCTGTCAAGGATCAGTATGTCCCCAGCGACGGCTGGAATGGCTTCTGTTGGATCTGTCCAGAGATACGCATAGACGTAATCGCACAGGGCGTCGAGATCGAAAGTTCCAGCAGTCCCAGCACGCTCCACGATCAGCGCATCTGCGGTGGTGGGCGTGATCGCTGCCGAGGCCGTCAAAGCGGCGAGAATATATGTTTTGAGAAGATCGGGCGTGCAGTGGAATGATGTTGTGTCTACAAGCGGGATCTTCTCCGCACCACCGAGAGTGTCGGCAGCTAGTCCTGTCACAAAGTCCTTGAAGAATACTGTAGCCATTTATCTGTACCTGCCTGAAAGTTTCACTTGCATACTGCCTCCCTCGAAAGCCCACTTCGCCGCTGACTGGAGCCAGATGCACGCCCACGCAGACGATACCCGTGGGTACTGAGCCAACGATCGTCCAGCCAGCCACGAGTCGTTGGCCTTCACGTAGGTTGCGTAATTGCCGCCAGTCTGAAACGCTTCGATGGCCAGCTTGGCGTTATCGCCCGCTTCTTCTGCCGTCGCTCCGATCACCACACGCCAGTTCACCGTTCCGCTTCCAGCAGCAAGCATCCCGTGCAGCATGTTGATGATCCCCGCCCTGTCGATCGAACCTAGCTTCATGGGGCCGATGACGCAGTGTGATTCGATTGCAGTCCCGTCGTCATCGTCACCGCCGATGTATCGAACGTACCCGTCGACTCCGCCAAGCAACAACTTCCCCTGATGCCTACAAACGGCCAGAGGACTGTGCGCGTCTTGCAATCGCATCGGCCACCACGCCTTGCTCTCAAGCTCATAAACCCAATGCGTGTTTGAGCCTGCCGCTGTCTTCAGGTAAACATGGATAGCGTTACGATCATTTTCGTATTCCATCATCACCGTCGTCGTCGCCGTATCCACGTCCCGCAGTTCAATGGGAACCGCGTCTTCTGACAATGGCTTCAATCCTGAGCCGTCAGCACCGATCTGGTAAACCCCGTCGTCTGAAAGGAAGTAAACCGTATCTTCGAATTTGCACCACGCCCGCGACGAAACGATTCCTATGTTCTCCGACAACCGCTGAAGTTGTCCTGTCGTCGGATCACCTCTCAGAACCCACAATGTCCTGACACTCGCCAGGAGCATTGCACTGTCCTTGTGTGGAATCATCGCCGTGGGCAATGGGCCAACGTCAGAACTGAGAGACAACTGGAATGGAACGGCACGGCCATTGTCGCCAACGTCCTTGCCGAAGTCCCAGTCAGCGTAATCGCCCTGCCGTGACATGTAGACAATGTTGTCTTCACCCGACAGGCAAAGCCGATCGCGGTAGACAGCACCAAACGTCTGGTTCTCCGGGACAGTTCCACCCGTGGCCACAATCTCATCTATCTGCCCAGACTTTGGATCGGCAAAGTAAACCGTGCCACCCACAGGATCAACTACGATGACATGTTGCTGTCCAGAAACAAGAAACCCCGTCGCTGGAATCGCTACGGAGCTTACAAGAATGCTGTCGCCTGTATCGTCCGTCAGGATGTTCCCAGAATCGTCCGTCAAGTAAGCAATCAACGGTACTGCGTCGCCCGTCCGAAACCCTGAGTCTACATGCACAAACAGGATTTCTTCGACGCCAGCGGCACTGGAAACGTCAACCGAGATCATGTCCTTGATCGTGGTGCCGAAGTCCCCAGCAAGATACTTCGTCAGACCGGGGCGACTGCCGCCCCGTAAACGTCTGTCGATGTTGTCGTTGAGTCGTACGTTCACAGCCCAGGGGCAAGGATAGCTCCCACGCTTGTCAGTTTGTCGTTCGGCCAGCCGCCGATTGACTCCCTCTTTCGGAAAGTGTAACTCAACCGTTTTCATGCTTTATCCAACCCGGTAGCCAACAAACGAGGTGGCACCTGTCATTCTGAATATCCATGTCCCGTAGGCGCTGAACGTGGAGGAGTCAGGCCCAACTGTGACGTTACCAACGAATGTGACGTTGCCATCGCCAGCCGTCAGGGTACTGATGTCATCCGCGCCCGTTCCAATGGTGATGACGTACAGTTTGAATGCGTCACCAATGCCAACGCCAGCCGGTAGCACCGCTGCGATTTGCGCGCCAGTCGGAGTAGTCAAGGTTCGCCCCGTAGTAACGGTGTGAACAACAATTCCGTTCACGAAGTCAGCCGCAGCAATGACCTGATTGCCATCGGCCTCTGCTGTAGGTGCGTCCTGAGCGAAGAACTCGTTCCCGCCGCTAATGTCGGCGGCTGTACCACCTTGGGAGATTGCACGCCATCGGAAGTTTGCGCCTATCTTGACCGAGATGAAAGTGACGAAATCGCCAGCATCGTCAAAGACAATCCCGGTGTCGTTGTCGTTGTTGTAGCCGCCTGTAACTGTC